AAATAAATCAAATCAAAATATGTATAAAATTGAATTACTATCAGAGCAGGCTGGACTTTGTTTTGCGATGAAAAACAAGAAAAATAAAAGCAAGAAGGTTTTAAAGTTTGCACAATTAGTTCAAGAAGCTGATTATGAAAAAGAAGACGGCAAGAAATCAAAAGCATTCTTTACAACTCCGCCGTTTTCAGGATTTAAAAAAGAAGATTTATATTACTTTAAGACAAAGAAAGACGCGCAACAATGGATAAATGAATTTAAAAAAGAAAATGCCAGCATAGTTTTTGTGTCTTATGAAATAAGAAAGTTTGATCTTTTTTAGTCTTTAATTTGTCCTTCAAGGTATAAATGTCCCAAAATGATACATTTTTTTCTTTACATTTATTTTTGCAAGTGATTTAATTTTTTCTAGTTTTCCAAAATTAGAAAAATATGTATAAATCAAAACAACATAGACTAATAAAAAACTACCTTGAGAATGATTTTGAGGTTGAGGAGAAGAAAGAAAACAATCAAATAAAAAGAAGAGTCAAGAGTGCAATCCAAAGTTTATACGACTCAAAACATCTAGACTTCCAAGCCTTTGCAGCAGCCAAAAAGTATCAAAAGGCACACAACAAGCAAGCTGTAAATGTATATCCCACCATAAATTATGAAAAAATACCAAGCAGTTCAAAAGTAAGTAAGGAAGAAATATTTTTAGAAGGAAGAAATTTAAGGGAGGAGATAGAAGAAATAAGTATGATTATATATCAATATCAAATGGAAAGCGGCAACCAACACGACTATAAAAAGCTACTACAATTAGCTTTTGTAGAAGAAAGAAGCATAAGCCATTGTGCAAAAGCTTTAAAAGTTGACAGAAATTATACAATTAAATTTTTAATCAAAGATATTTGTAACATTTTAAAGGAGTATTATTAAAAAGCACTTGACTTAAAAACTGCAAAAAGCTACATTAAAAAACTATAGTGGAACTACCCTGCTAAAGAGTTACACTATATTAGACAACTGGAAAACTAAAGCCGCCTTCATCTTCTTAGATGGGGCGGTTTTTTTGTGCCTGAAATTTAATAAAGATGACAAAGATAACAAAGAAAAAAAACACAACTAATAAAGCTACAAAAATTAAAAATAAAGGCGGAAGACCAACAAACAAAGAAATTAGATATAAAAATGTTGGGAGACCTAAAGCCATAACAAAAAATCATATACAGAAATTAGAAGAAGCCTTTACTAGAGGATATAGCGACCCTCAAGCATGTATTTATGCAGATGTTAAAATTTCAACTTTTTATGACTACTGTAAAGCTAACCCAGATTTCTCGGATAGAAAGGAAGAGTTAAAAAAAAGAATCGATATAAAAGCAAAAGAAGTAATGATCAACCAAATAGAAGCTGGTGATAAAGAATCTAGTAAATGGTGGTTAGAACGCAAATGCAAAGATGAATTTTCACTACGAGTTGAAAGCACAGGAAAAGATGGAAAAGATTTTGACTTCACGCAGCTTAAGATCATCAACCCCAGCGGAGAAATAAAATTAAAATAACCTTTTCGTTTTTTAGTGGATAAAATAAAAAATAAAATAACCTGTAAATATAATAAAAACAGGGTAAGGGGGGCTTATGATTTTTATTTTATGAGTTTAACCGAAATAGCAGAAAAAGAGAATCTATCTAGGGAACAAGTAAGAAGATTATTAAAATCAGCCATTAAAAAACTAAAAATACAAATAAAAAAAGAAAAACATGATTGCGGATTATACGACATTATTTGAGAATGAAGATCAAGGATCAGGTACAGCGGTTTCGCCTGTTTTTAGAGCCGATCTATCTACAGAAACGAATGTAGGTCTTAGAATATATGGAACATTAGATGGAGGAACTCTTAAAATTCAAACCTTAGACCCTAAGGTAGCTTTAGCTGATGCCACAGATGGTGATTGGATAAATACTGATGATACAGTTGAGATTCCAAGTTATTATACCCTGCCATTTACAAGGTTATCAATGAGGCTAAAAGCAACTAGTCTTGGTGCTTCGGCAGATTTTTCAGTTGACTTAATCCACAATTTAAAGTAACATAATAACAAATAAAACGGAGGTTATTATGAAATTGCTTTTAATTAGTGTTATTTTGTCAATTACTTTATTAACAAGCAACAGTTTTGGACAAGTCCCATATCACAAAGAAAGATATGTTGATGGTAAGAAGTGCTTATTCTTCTATTCTGGCGTCCAAAACGGACAAGAACAGCTAATAGATGTCGAATGTTTTAACGATTGATCACAACGACTTTACGCCGCATCAATTCCAATTTATAACGGATGAAAGCCCAATCCTTGCAATGGTTTGTGGTTTTGGTGCAGGTAAGACTTACGCTTTCCTACGCAAAACCCTAATTAATCACATATTTAATAAAAGAAAAGATACAGGAACTAGTAATGGCTGGATTGTTTATCCTACCCTTGATTTAGCAAATGAAGTATTTGTTGAGCCGTTTAAAGAGCTATTAGAATCAGTCAAAATTAATTATGATTGGAATGTTCAAAAAAACAGATTTAAAACTAAGTATGGCTATATTCGCATTTATACACTTGAGCAGCCTGATAGAATGGTGGGAGCGAACCTTACCTATGCTGGCATTGATGAATTTGACACAATAAAAATGAATAAGGCTTTGAATTGCTTTAGAAAGATAATAGGAAGGTTGAGGGGGAGCGATAAAACGCAGCTTTATATAGTAACAACGCCAGAAGGCTACAAAGCGACTTACCATATATTTATTGAAAATAAAAAAGATGGTCAAAGATTAATACAAGCAAAATCAACTGATAATCCTTACCTTCCTCAAAACTTTATTGATTCCCTTAGGCAGCAATATGATGAGAAGTTGTTAAAGGCATATTTGAACGGCGAATTTGTCAATTTAACTTCTGGTCAAGTATATTATGCTTTTGAAAGATCAAAACATGTTCTAAAAGAAAATGAATTATATCATGCCAATTACCCTATTGCTATTTGCTTTGATTTTAATGTTTATCCTTATTCAGTTATATGGGGGCAAAAATTAAATGATGAAAATATAAGAATCTTGGGGGAATGGGTAAGTAAAAGCCACTCAAACACCTACGAGGCTTGTGATGCAATAATGAGGCAATTACCAAATGATGTTGATGTTATAATTTATGGTGACGCTTCTGGTAGAAGTGGGGCAGCCAGTTCTAACCTTACTAATTACCAGATTATAAATGAAAAGTTTAAGAATTACTTTAGAAAGGTTGAATATAGAGTTCCTTCAAGCAATCCTTCGGTAAGAGATAGAATAAATGCGATGAATAGCACTTTTCACAAAGATGTAATTAGAATAAATCCTAAATGCGAGAATTTAACACAAGATTTAGAGCAAGTTGTTTGGAATGAGAAAGGAAATGAGCTTGATAAAAGCAATATTTTAAGAACCCATATTAGCGACGCTTTAGGCTATTTTATCAATGTTGAGTTACCATTAATTGACAATAGATCAAATCATGAACCAAGAATAATTTAAAAAATAATGAGCATTTTTAATTTTAACAGATTTAAGCCACAAAAGGCAAAAAAGGAAGGCAAACCAGTTGAAACTTCTGAATTAATAACATTAACACCTGTACTAAGAAAGAAAAACTTAGACGAAGACGCAAGAAAAAGGTTTGCAACAGAGCTTCTAGATACTTACGCAGGGTTCGGCACTTATTACCTAAAGAGTTATTTAGAGGCTACGGTTAATAATGGCAATATTAAAAACGAAATGAAGAATATAGCTAGATGCCTGCCGCTTTTAAAGAAATTTATTGATTCAATATCAAGAATCTATTCTGAACAGCCAACGAGAAAGTTTTATATTGATGGCAAGCTAATAGTTAAAGAACAAAACAAAATTCAAAGTGACGATAATGTTGTAGTAAATGAAAATCTTTATGAAACGCTAAATAACCTATATAATGACAGCCTTTTAAGCTCTATTAAGCAGGCTGAAAAATACACCAACCTACTCGGTACTACAATATATAAGGTGATAACTGAAGGCGAAAACATAAGACTTTTGTTTATTCCAAATGATTCTATTCAGGTTAATAAGGATGTTGAAGATAACACAAAAGCAGAGCAAGTTTCTTATATTCAAGATGTAGAAAACTTAGTTGCTGGCAAAGCCTCAACTTTTTATAAAACTGAAAACTGGACAGCCAACGAAAAGATAATTGTTGACAACTTCGCAATTAATCAGAAGATTTCACAAAGTGAACCAAAGCCTAATTATGCCGCTGAAATGTATGAAAAGTTGTTTGATACCAAAAGAGCTGGTGATATATTTGCGCCTTTTGTAGTGTTTAGATCGAGCGGCGACTATATAGATTTCTGGGACATTAAGGATATGGATATAGTAAATTTCATCAAATCGCTCAATGTCTCACTTACAGAGTTAAGATATTTAGAAAAATACACCTCATTTTCCTTAAAATATGCTGTAAATCTTAATTTGCCTAAGCAGGGCGTAATGGACGCTACAGGCTTTCTTGATCTATCAGTTGCTAATAATAATATTCCAGGAATTGACGCTGGGAAAAACTGGGACATTGGCGAATTTAGAAACGAAGGAAGAATTGACGAGGTTATAAGAAGTATTATATTTAACTTAAAAACCCTTTACTCGTTGTATAATATTCCTCTAGATGCCCTTATATCTACTAATTCAGTAAGATCAGCTGAATCAAAAGAAATGGATAATGAAGAGCTTTATTCGGCAGTTAACGCTCAAAGGGATATTTGGCAAGAAAACGAACAAAATTTATTTAAAGTTATGTGCGCAGTGCATAATAGAGATAATATTAATCAAATACCAAGGGGAGTTGAATTGATCGTTGATTATACTGAAAAATCAACAGCAGCTAAGACCCAAGAAGAATGGTTAGTTGAAATTCAGAACAATGTCAAAACATATATTGACTGGTTAGGCGAACTAAACCCTGATTTA